GTAACGCGATTGGGTCTGCCAGGGTGTCTGCCGTAGACTCTCGGGCGCCGGGTTCGCCCGGCGCGCCACCCTAGCTCAGTCGGTAGAGCAATTCACTCGTAATGAATAGGTCAGGGGTTCGATTCCCCTGGGTGGCTCTGGGTCTGGCTGGGAGTCGTCCTTGCCGTCGATCAGCCATCGCGGCGAAACGCCGCACATCACCGCGATTTCGTTGAGCACGAACTTTTTGGGTGGGGCACCAGCATCACGGCACCATCTTGACGCCGTACCACGGCTTATTTCGAACTTCTCGACCAAATCGCTGTGCTTGAGCCCGCCATGATCTAGCGCCATCTGAATGCGCCACCCGAGTGTCAGCGGTGGTATGGCGCCGCTGACGTGTGCCTGCTCCGTCATGCCTGAAACCTCCTGTTGTGGCATGACAAACAGTATTGGCGCATGACTGACATTCGTCAAGGTGAAGCGATACCGCAGGACATGCACATGTCGAACAGTTGACAATTACAGCCATGTAAGTCAAATTGGTGCAATGCACCAAAACGGCGTAGTTGACGAACTGATTACCAGCACGTGTGCTGGCCAGATTCTCAAGAAGTCCGGTCGAACCGTGGTTCGTCACGCCGAGGCTGGGCGCATCCCGATTGCGGCCAGGCTCCCTGGCCCAAACGGGGCATATCTATTCAGCCGTAACGTGATTGAAGAGTTGGCCCGCACCCTGGCCGTCGCTTCGTGACCGTTCGGATGCGATCAACCCGGCTGCGTGATGGGCTCGTTGCCCTCGCAGCTGGGGTTCTGTGCTGCCTTGATGACGCCGATCACGCCAGCGGTAGCCGCCAAGACTGATCCGCCCGCAAGACAACTGAATACGGAAATACCCCAGCGGCCGGGCTCAAATTTCCCGCCAAGAAAATCCACACCCGGACCGCTGGGGCCACTGCAACCAGGATAGGAGAACCTGGCATGTCCCACCGTATCCCCGATAGATACCAGCGTGTCGGCGGCATCCGCACGGCCATCATGCGACACGCATTCTGGACGGTCGCCGCCCTAGCCCTTGTCTACGCGCTGGTGATGCTATCCGAGCACCAGTACCCGCAATTCGTCATCTGCATGGCTCTCATGGTGGCCGCGTCCTGCATCGATCTACGGGTGCACCGGCGCGGCCGGTACCGCGATCGCGCCGGGGTGCTGCTGTTCATCGCCGTAATGGCCATCGTTGTCACCGGAGTGTTCGCGCAGGTCGGGGTGAACGCATGAGCCTCACATTCGATCCCGCGCCCGAATTCGACTCTGCCATGGCCGTATTCGATAAGGCAGAGCAGGCGTGCGCCCTGACAGCTGGCGATGTGACCCTGCGTGCTGACATCGCCGAACTGCTCGAAGCGCTGCCGATGCGCGAGCGACGGCGGGCCTGGGTCCAAGCTACCGAAGACGCCGGTACCGACCCACGAAACGGCTGGTACCTGTTCGACGGGGCGATCAGCGAGGCCGCGTTAACGGACTTCTTCACCGATCGGGACGCACGGCCTACGGCTAGCGCCGTGCTCATGGAGGCGGTCTAATGCAGAAGCCCACCAAGGCATTTGCCGACATGGTGCTTGAACTCGCGGACAAGCTAGAAGCAGTCCTTAACGAGATGTACCCGGACGGCCACCTTGTCCCGTTGTGTACCAGCCCGGAATCGCTGCGTGCGTTGGCGCGAGACATCACGCAGAGCGTCGAGCACGGTGGCCACGACTTTAGCGACGGCCAAATAGATGTGGATGAGGTGGGCTCGTGACTGGCGACCAGCCGCTTGGTGAGTATCCCCCGATCGGCGGATTGGATCTGGTTCCGATGGAGCTACGGGTGCGAGCGGTGGTGGCCGTGCAAATGACGTGCGAAATGCTAGCTCGATTCATCGGCGTTGATCTAATTCCCGATTTCACAGTTGTTAGGGGTCACGATGACGCAGACGAATTCCTCGATAATCTCACTGCCGACGCCGCCGAGAAAGCCGCCGCAGCAGCGGCATTCGATACCGCCCAATCTGTTGCCGACAAGGTGATAAAAGCCGCCAAGATGGCTGTCGGACGCGCTGCCATGCTCCCCAGTGACGGCGCCCGGACAGTCGCGGATGCGGTAATCCAGGCGGCCAGAGCGGCCAAACGGGGCAACAAATGAAATTCGCGATGGATACCGATCTGCTCGCTGAAACCATCACGGCGGCAATCAGTTCCCTACCGGCCCGGCCAACGTCCCCAGTCCTGGGCGGGGTGTTGGTTGAGGTCGGTATCGGTTCGGTCACGATGTCGAGCTTCAACTACGAGCGCGCCACCAAGCGCACCGCCGCCGCGATGGACGTTGCCGAGCCTGACACAGCCGTCGTATCAGGAAAACTGCTGGCCGCGATCGGAGGCAACCTACCCCGCAACAAGGACGCCACCGTTGACGTGAGCGGGCAGGAAATGGTTATCACGGCGGGCCGCACCGCATTTCGTCTACCCCTGCTGCATGGCGAGGACTTCCCCGAACTGCCGATCATGAAACCCAGAGAGGATGCCATCGGCACGGTCGATGGCGACACGTTCGCCGAGGCCGTACAGGTCATCGGCGCCCTGGCCTCCACCGAAGAGCAACCCGCCAAGCTGACCGGAATCAACCTCACGTTCAGCCCAGATGGGCTGTGGCTGTGCGCCACTGACCGATACATAGTGGGTAGGCGCCGTCTGGACTGGAACGGCAGCGTCCAGACACAGACCCTCGTACCGGCTGCCGACCTACTCGCCACGATCAAGGCCGCAGCCGGTTCCGCGCCGGAGAACATCGAAATCCTGTTACGGGGCAGCTCAATGTTCGGCCTGCGCACCCCATCAACCACAGTCATGACGCGGTGCCTGGCCGAGGAATTCCCCGCCATGGAAACGGTGCTGACCCCGGCTGTCTACGCGGCCACGTCCACGGTGGCCACCGCCGAACTCACGGACATGCTGCGCCGGGCCTCGTCCATCGCTGATGACGGCAACGCCCAAATCGATATCGAGGTTGACGCTGGGGGCCTGGCGGTCACCACCACCAAGAGCGCCACCGGCAAGGTCAACGACAGCATCGCCGCTGTACACCAGGGCGATTACCGCCGCGTCGCGTTATCTGCCCGGCGCCTCAATAGCGCCCTGTCGGTGGTCAACGACCACGAGGTCACCTTGGGATTCCGCGAGACCGGCCAGCTGGTGAGCATCCATCCCGGCGCACTGAAACGCACCAACGACCCCGTTGACCTGCTGGCGTGCAACAACTTTGCACTGCTCATCGGAATCCGCGGGGCGTGATGGCGACCGCCGATGCGCCCGCTGGCGCTGCCGAGTTCATCTACCGCTTCTACGCCCAACAGCGAGGCAAGTGCAACGGCGGCTGTGGATTCCAACTCAAACCAGGCGACCTCGTAACGAGGCGAGGCAACGAATTCCGTTGCAAAACATGTGCAGAAAGGTGGAAATGATGGGCGAGCGACGACGCATCAACCTGGACGCGGCCGAGCAGAGGCTCAGCGGCGATGAGTTCGACGTGAAGACCGCAACAGCGATGGCGCTGATCGACATCGCCGAATCGCTGCGGGACATCTACGCCGCCATGCCGGTAGAGCGGGACTGGCGATGACCGACGACGCTACCCGCTTCTTCTGGTCCTGGCTCATCGGCTCGGCTGCGTTCTCCATCCTCGGCGTTGTCACGCACGCGGTGCTCGGCAATGCACGCTCATCGCTGATCGCCTCGGTGCTCGCGGTCGGCATCGTGGTAATCCAGCTGTGCGCCACCTACGGCGTGCACGCCCTGGTGCAGGAACGCATCACCGGCGCCGCATACCGCTGGGCGCTCGCGATCGCCATTGCACTCGCGCTCGGCGCGTTCGTGCTCAACTTTGTTGCCCTACAAGACCTGGTGATCACCTGGGCAGGTACCGCGCCCGCGATCGCCTGGATTGTGCCCCTAATCATCGATCTGGGCATGACGGCGAGCACCCTGGCGATACTGGCGCTCACCGAAGCTCAACGCACCGAGCAGCTGCACACACCCACGCACCCTGACGCGCAACCGGCGCCGTCCGTTCATGTCGAGGTGCACAACACCGTGCACGCCGACGCGCACGCCGCGCAGGACGGCGCACACGCTGCGCACGGCGTTGCGCACCTAGCCGCCGCGCAACGCATCATCGCGCAAGGGGCGGTGCGTATCGAGGCGGAACGGATCGCGGCGGTGCTGGCCGTGCACGCCCAGGGCGTCAACTCCGCGAGCATCATCGGACGGCGAACCAACGTCCACCACAAGACCGTGCGGCGCATCTTGGACGCAGCATGACGGGGCAGCTGGAGCTACTGGCCCGGTGCGCACTGCCGGGCTGCCCTGACGTTGTGACAGCGGCGGGCGATGTATGCGCGGGCTGCGTCCAAGCATGCGGGCCGTACCTGGCGCGCCGCGAGCCCCGTCCCGAGGTAACACCCGAGCAGATCGCCGACGAGCTAGCCGAGCGCGACCGGGGAACCGTCGCGGCCTACGCGGCCCAAGCCGCCGTGGTTGCCGACGCAGACCCCGCCGTTGAGTGGTTGGCCAAACGGCGCGTTGAGAAGCACGTCACGGTCCACCCGGAAGTGCTCAAGGTGATCGAGGCTGTGGAGGTCCGCAAGTCTAACCAGCTGTGCTGGCTGTGCGAGGAACGCCGGGCATGCACCCACATTGATGGTCGCTGGGAGTGCGACAAATGCCGGGGCATCCAATGACAACGGCCAGAGGCGGTGTCAACGATGGCGCCTAACGCCCCTACGGGCTTGGTGCGGCGCATGTTCGCGCTCTTTCATCTGGGCGGCGTGCAGCAGAAGCGAGCCGATCGGCTGGCCGTCGCGTCATACGTCACCTGGCGCCGTATCCGCACGACCGATGACCTCACCGAGGCCGATATCAAGGCCGTCGTCGCGACGTTGGAGTACTGGCGTTTGGCCGGCCAAATCGAGTACCGGTGCCGCCGCATCGCCGAATCAATGCAGGAGGTGTCGGCGTAGATGCTCACGTTCGAGGATCGCCGGAAGTGGACCCGGCTGGTATTGCGGATGCCAAGCGCCGAGCTGTCCGCGTCGTGCAAGACGGTCCTGCTGGCGCTGGAAAGCTACGCGGACTACCGCGACGGCACCGGGGCACACCCCGGCGAGGAGAACCTATCCAAGGCCGCTGACGTAAACGTGCGCACCGTACGGCGGGCGCTAGCGACTGGCCGCGCTCTGGGGCTGATCGAACAGACCTCGGCAGCAAACTCAAAGGCGGGCAAGGCAGCCGAATACAGCCTGACCCTGCCGGGCGGTGCAGCCGTTACGACCGGACACCGGTGTCCTGTGGACAACTCCACGACCGGACACCCGAGTCCTGTGGACAACTCCACGACCGGACACCACAGTCCTGTCGAAACAGTCCACGACCGGACAAATGCGACGCCACGACCGGACACTGGTGTCCTCCCACCTAAGCCCTACACCAATAACCTAGGGGTGTTACGTAACTGGGGTACGTCACCAGAGCCGCGCATCGCCGAGGACACACACCCTGAGCCTCCTTCGCGGTTCTGTGATGAGCACCCGATGGGCACTCGGGGCAACTGCGGCAATTGCGCAAACGCGCGAACTGCCTTCAACGCCTGGCAAGCCCGCCAAGCCGTCCGCGATGTCGAAATCGCCCAAGCCGACACCCGGCGCCGACACGAGCAGCGCGTCAACTGCCCGTGGTGCCACGGCACCAACGTCCGCGACATCGGGGATGACCTCGTGGAGAAGTGCGACCACCAGAGGCCCCCACAGGCCCGTAGAACCCTCTCGCTGGTGCCACCACTGCCGGGCGGGCCTGAAAACGTCAGAGCGGCGCAATGAGCGCCCATTCCGGCCGCACCGAGGCCGACGAGCCCACCACGTTCGAGCGTGGCCCTGGTAGGCGGCGCCGCAGCGCACCGGGGCCGGTCTACGACGCCTACGCGGTCAACGGCGCCATCAACCGCCCCTGCCCGACATGTCAAGCACTGCCCATGCAGTACTGCCAAGGCCCCAATGGCGCCCTACGCAAAAGCCCCTGCCAGAAACGACTTTCAGAGAGGCGAGAGAGCTGATGACGACCGAATGCCGCAACAAAGCCTGCAAGCGGGCCTCGCAGCTGTACCTGTGCAACGACTGCACCACCGTCCTGCGCAACATGCTCGACCAGGTACCCGACCTGCTGGCCGAACTCGACGCCCGCATTCAGAAACTCGACCGCGTACCGCACGGCACCATCGGGCGCACCCGTGGCCCCTCGGACCTGAACGTCATGGATTTTGAGGCCGCCGAGACCGCCCGTGAAACCCGGAAGATGCTGCGGCGCTGGGTTGAAACTGTCGCCTCCCAGCACAGCGGACGGCGCCCACCCGGCCTAGACACCGTGGAGACCCGCATGTTCGCCCGCTGGCTACAGGTCAACATCGAGGCCATCGCACGCCTGGACATCGCCGGAAAGATCTACGACGACATCAAGGAACTCATCGGTTCCGGGGACAAAGGCGGCACACTCGTACGGGCTATCGATCGCCGCGAACGGCACTTCGCCGGATCGTGCCCAACCGTCACAGGATGGGACGCCAACGGGCGCGTCATCGAATGCGGAGAAATCCTCTACGACGAATATGGCAGCAGGACAGTCGATTGCCCAACCTGCGGCCAGGAAATCGACGTAAAACGCAACCAGGTAAGGGCGCTGGCCAGCCGCGACCTCATGCCCGCAGACGCGCTGCTGGACGCACTCGCCAACGCGGGGGAATCAGTGCAAGCCGACCAAATCGAGCGCTGGATAGCCATCAAACGACTACGCCCACGCGGCTACATGCACCAAGGAAAGTTCGTCAAAACCCGTGTGCAAGAGGCCGATAACGCCCTGTACAGCTTCGAGACCGCACGCAGACTGCTACGAAAAGACAACCGACACACCAAACGTCAGAAAGTCAACCAATGATCAAGGGAGAGAACATGACCACCACTACCGACCCCGACGCCGGGCTTGGACTATACGGCAAGTACCACGTCGAAAAGACCAACGGCAAGCCAGTCGGTGAGTGCTTCGTACTGGAGGCCCACGACCGCCACGCAATCGCAGCAGTGCGCGCCTATGCGGACTCCTGCGCCAAGGATTACCCCAGCCTTGCAACTGATCTCGTGACAATGGCCGGACGGTGGGAAGACGAACAGGGCCGACCCCGAATCGAACCGCCCCAGTGCAGCGAGTGCGGCCGCAGCCGCACATTGCGAGATGCATATGACTATAACCCGATTCAGGTCGTCACCGGTCAGCGCCTCGGCTGGTATTCCGCCGACGACGCCGAGATGTGCCCCGAATGCATGGCCCGACTACTGGGCAGGGCTAACTGATGAGCGCGCGAGCGAGCTGGCTTCGCTTCGCCGTGACACGCGCCGCATTGGGCGATCGGGTCGTGTACGTCTGCGCGGGGCACGATTCCACGCGCGATGCCTTTCTGTTCGCCGAAAAGCTCGCCAAACGACATTTCGCCCAATGGGTAGAGCGGATCTACTGCGCCCGAGGGGAACAACAGATTCGGTTCACCTCCGGCGGCGTGGTCATGTTCTCAAACCCGCAGTGTCACAGCTATCGGGGCATGTCCTCGGATGTGCTCATTCTGGAATGCGGTGCCGAGACGACAGGAACGGCTACCAGCCTGCTCGGCGCCAAGGCTGTACACCGCACCATTGAAAACTGTCCCGAAACCATAAGCGAGGCAAAGGAATGAGTAGCGCAACCCCCGCCGCGCTTCACTGGGTCGCCCCCGGATCGCCCCGGCAAGTTCAGGAGGCGCAGTATCAAGGCGGTAGATACCAGATCTACCCATGGAAGGGCGGGTGGACATTCAACCGCACAGACCATCCCCTGTTGCCGAAGTTCGACGGGGTGGTGGACACCGAATGTGAAGCAAAACTGCTGTGCCAGAATGACTATCAGAAAGTCGCACGACTCATAGCCTGGGTTGAGTACATCCTGAACAATGACCCGCCGTTGCCCTGAATTGCGCACGCTACCCTGATAGCTGGTTCTGTAGCTCAAGAGGTGAGAGCAGGTGAACAAGTCCCCGGTGGAAACGTACGACACAAGTTCCGGGTGGAAACCAAGATGCGGGATCATGGCCCGCCAGAACCCCTATGTCGGACCCTGGGAGTAGAACCGGCCAATGGACGCACGGAAGGCCATCCGCGAGGTCATCGAGAGCATCCCGAACCTGTTCGGCGTAACCCGGAAGAAGACCATCGGCGCCGAGGGTGCGACCGAGACCGTCGTCTACACGCAGGCACAAGTCGCTGACTTGATCGCATCGATACTGCCCGACAGCCTAAAGGCCAAGGGCCACATGGTGATCGGGCCTCTGCCCGGTATCGAGTCGGTGCCTGACCAGCCTCGGCGGCGGTACGTTCGTGTGCCAATCACCTCGCAGCCGTGGTCTGACGGGGCGGTGCGTATCAGTCCGCACGGTGACGAGGTGGTCATTCGCAATGTGCCCGACCGGCTGCACATGCAGGACGTGCCCGCGCTGGCCGCTGCGCTCATGGCCGCCCACTCGACATGGCGACCGACGCGCCGATAGGCCCGTGGGCAACCTGCATGTTTAACGGAAAACACGCCGCCCCGAACCGGGCTGCGCGGAAATGTCCATTCTGACCTGCTACTATTCCGTTTCGAGTCGCCACCCCCATGCCCGAACCCCTTCGGACCTGGGGGTTTGTTCATTTCCAGCTAACGTCAGTGGAGGTGAGATGACGACCGTTCAACGCAACACCACCACCCGCGACAAACACCGGCGCATCATCAGACTCGGGCTGGCGCCAAGCCCCTTCGGGCGACACCCGGCCTGCTATCACTGCGGCGAGGACATCGACTACGACGCCCACCACCTCGACCCGCGCAGCTTCACCATCGATCACCTCAAGGCGCTAGCCAAAGGCGGAACCGACACCCTCGACAACATCGTGCCCGCGCACCGTGGATGCAACCGCAACAAGTCCGACAAAGACCTTGACGAGCTGCTGCCCGGTGGCGTCACATTCGTGACCGAACGCTGCTGGTGGTAGGGCGATGGACGAACGACGCGCCGCCGCATATCAGAGACTTGACGAAGTGGTCCGCGAACTGACCGCGATCACCGAAGACGAAAGCGACGACGGCCAGCCCCGATACACGGCCACCGATTACGTGCTCATCGTTGGTGCGCAGACAATCGACAACGACGGCGATCGCGTCGGATACGTCACCGTCTACCCGCAGGGCGGTTCGCAACCGTCGTACATCACCACAGGTCTTGTCGCCCAGGCCCAAGGATTCCTCGCGGCCTCGCCCGCTGACTGATCGAAAGCTGGACCGACCCCCTGGGGGACTGGACCCGAGGGGTCCGGCGCCCGCCCCTCATGGCTTAGGCAACCGCCCCCCCTGGCCGATTTTGTTTCGGGGTCGTTGGCCCCTGTGAAATCTCGTTTTTTGTTGACCACAAGGGCGATTCGCCGAGGGTGAAACCGGCTGAACCGTATTTCGCTTCGGCACAGGCGATCTGAGAGCCCGAAAAGGAGGCCGTCATGCAACTTACGCCCGTCGATTCCGCATCAGGCGGCGCCCCGCTGCCTGCTGGACTGACCAAGGATGGTTCAGGCCAATCGCTGTGGCGCTCCATCGTGGACGACTACACGCTACGGCCCGATGAGCTGCGGCTGCTGGCCGATGCGTGCGAGCTGGCCGACCGTATCGACTACCGCAAGAAGCGCGCCGACGAGCTGCACCGCGAGGTGGGCGAGAACCTGCTTATCCGTGGTTCGACTCGCCAGCTTGTCAGGAACCCGCTGATTGATGAGGCCCGCCAGGAGTTGGCCGAGCAGCGCAAGGACCGTATCGCGCTCAACGATCTACTAGCCCGGCTCAAGCTGCCCGATCTGGACCCCGACCGCGACGGCGACGACCAGGGCCGTGACGGCGCCAGCTCCGGTGCGAAGCGATCGGCCTCGGCGTAATGGCGACGCGGCGCCACTCACGCCGCCCGGCCGGGGCGAGTCATATCCGCGTGGTCAGTGACGACGAGCGCGCACCCGCCCCGGCACACAACGACCCCGAGCCGTCCCCGAGCGATGGCGCGGCGCAATCGCCCGAGGCCGCGACGGCACCTGCTGACGGTCAGATGTCGCTGGCAGATGCGGTCGCCGGTGGCGACTATCAGCAGATTTTGCAGGCCCAGGCGCGGGACATCATTGGGGACCTGGCGGCGGCGACCGGGGCGTCTAAGGCCGCGCTACACGGGCGCTTGATGACCATCTCCAAGGAAATCGAGAGCCTGAAAGCGGCGCCGGGCGGCGAAAAGTCCGTAGTGGCAACCACCGACGATGAGCCCTGGGACAGCACGGCTCTCTGAGGTCGCACGGCACGTCATCGCCCCGGCCGGGATCGTTTCGACCGGCTGGCCAGCGGTGCGCGACACCTGCAACCGCCTCGGTTGGGAGTTCGACGGCTGGCAGGACGGCGCGGGCCGCCTAATCCTCGGTAAGCGGGCCGATGGCCTGTACGCCGCCGACACGATCGTGTTGTCCATCCCGCGCCAGGTCGGCAAAACCTACCTGGTGGCGTGCATCATCTTCGCGCTATGCCTGATCCACCCCGGCTTGACGGTGATCTGGACAGCACACCGAAAGACCACTGCCGCAGAGACTTTCGAATCGTTCGCCGGGATGGCGGCACGCCCCAAGGTCGATCCACACATTGAAGCGGTCCATCGCGCGCGCGGCGATGAGAAGATCATGTTCACCAACGGGTCACGTATCCTGTTCGGCGCCCGTGAATCTGGCTTCGGTCGCGGATTCTCCGACGTGGACATTCTCGTGTTCGATGAGGCGCAGATCATGACCGAGGGCACCCTCGAAGACATGGCCGCAGCGCAGAACGTGGCCGAGAACCCGCTGACGTTCATGATGGGCACACCGCCGAGGCCTAAAGACCCCGGCGAAGTGTTCACCATGCACCGCCAAGAAGCACTCGACACGCTCACCGACGAGACCGCCCGCCAGACCAACGAAACGGCGTACATCGAGTTCTCTGCCGATCGGGGATGCAACCCGATGGATCGGGCGCAGTGGGCCAAGGCCAATCCCTCATTCCCGCACCGCACTTCCGAGCGCGCCATGTTGCGTCTGCGTAAGAAACTCAAGTCGTTGGAGTCCTGGTGCCGTGAGGCCCTGGGCATCTGGGATGAGGTCTCGGTACATCAGCCCGTGGTCACGCGCGAGGCGTGGGGCGAGCTGATCGACGTAGGCCCCGGCCACCGGATTGCCCCGGACGGTATCGGTGTCGACATGTCCCACGGGCTACAAATCTCGGTCAACGCCTGCTGGATCGAAGATGAATCGGCACACATCGAAGAGATTTGGGCCGGAACCGATGTGGCAGCGGCGACCGCCTGGACCGCCAAGGCCGCGGGCCGACGAATCGAGGTCGTGATCGATGACCTGTCGCCAGCGGCGCAGATGATCCCCGGCCTAAAGGCCCTCGGGGTCAACGTCCGCCGATCCACGGCCCGAGACATGACCAAAGGCTGCGGGCTGATAGCGAGCCGCATCAAGGCCCACACGCTCACCCACGGTGGCCAAAAGTCCGTCACGTCAGCCATTCTCAACGCCATCCGCCGAAAGATTGGTGATGCCGGTGGCTGGGGCTGGGACCGGCGCGACTCAACGGTAGTCATCCACCCGGTCGTGGCCGCAACCCTGGCGCTGCTGGCCGCGACAACCAAACGTAAACCCCCATCGGGCAATAGCTCGCGAGGACGAGAGGCGGTGGTGCTGTGAAGGTTTCAAAGATCACCCTTCCGGACTTCACGAACGATGAAAATGCCTTGCTGAATGGGCTTTTGCAGCAGCTGGCCGATTGCCAGCCGAACAACTATCTGCGGGCCTCCTACTACGACGGCAAGCGCGCCATCAAGAAGGTGGGCGAGGTAATCCCGCGCCAGTACTACAAACTGGGGCTAGTGCTCGGATGGTCCGGCAAGGCCGTGGACGTACTGGCGCGCCGCTGCAACCTCGATGGCTACGTGTGGCCCGGCGGGGATCTTGACTCGCTGGGGTTCCAGGAGGTTTGGGACGACAACTTTTTCGGCGCAGAATCCAGCAGCGCCACAATCTCCTCACTGATCCATGGCCCCGCGTTCCTGATCAATACCGGGGGCGGCGACGATGAACCGAAGTCGCTGATCCACGTCAAGGACGCGCTTAACGCCACCGGCGATTGGAACTCGCGCACCCGGCGCCTGGACAACCTGCTGTCAATCATTGCGTGGGACGAGGATTCGCGGCCACGAGAACTCGCGCTTTATCTGCGAAACAGAACGGCAGTGGCCAGGAAAGACGGGCGGCGCTGGGAAGTTCAGTGGAGCCAACACACCCTCGGTGTACCCGCCGAGGCCCTGGTCTACAAGCCACGGGTAGGGCGACCGTTCGGGTCCTCGCGCATCTCGCGCCCGGTGCGCTCGATTCACGACCGCGCGTTGCGCGTGCTGATCCGCACCGAGGGGCACGCGGACATTTTCAGCTATCCCGAGCTGTGGATGCTCGGCGCCGACACGTCCATATTCAAGAACCCGGACGGCTCCCTTAAGCCCTCCTGGAAGGTAATGCTGGGGCGCATCAAGGGAATCCCGGACGACGATAAAGCCGACCCCAAGAACGCCCGCGCCGACATCAAGCAGTTTCAGGCCGCGAGTCCACAGCCGCATACCGACCTCATGGAACAGTGCGCCAACGAGTTCGCGGGCGAAACTGACCTGCCCGTCTCGGCGCTCGGGGTGCAGGCCAAGACCAACACCACGACCGCCGACGGCTCCGACAACGCCGAAAAGCAGCTGATTGCCGAGGCCGAAGGCGCGACCGATGATTGGTCACCGGCATTTCGCCGAGCCATGATGCGCGCGCTGGCCATCAAGAACAACGAGAATCAGATTCCCGCCGCCTGGCGCTCGATCGACACCAAATGGCGTAACCCCGCCTACATTTCGCGTTCGGCACAAGCCGACGCCGGGCTCAAACAGCTCTCAGCGATCCCGTGGCTTGCTGAGACCGAGGTCGGCTTGGAACTGCTGGGGCTTTCGAGACAGGACATCGACCGCGCCCTGGCCGACCGTGACCGTGCCCAGCGCGCCCGCCAGGTCACCTCGCTGGTGGACAAGCTCACCGGCGCCCCGATCCCCGACCCGGCGCCGGGCACCGCCGAGCGGGCCGCACAGCAGGTGATCGGCAATGGTTCACGCGGTCTCTGAGTTCCAAGGACTACTAGCGGCCCTGAGCGCCGAGCAAGCCGCACAGCTCGCGCGGCTGCTGGCGCGCACCGACCGGCTCGACCAGGGCGAGCTGCTGGCATTCATCACCGACGCCTACCCCGAGGCCGTCGCACCGTTCCTGAGTGCTGCCGCCGCCCTGACTGCTCAGTGGTACGACGAACAGCCGACCACCTCGACCTACACCGCCGCCCCCGCAGAACTCACCCCTGCCGCGCAGCTGGCCGTCTCCGGGCGCTGGGCGATGCTGCAAACCACCCCATTGGACGCCCTGACCGGAAGCGCTGCCCGCGCCCTGTTCAACGTCTCACGAGACACCGTGCTCACCAACGTGATGGCAGAGCCCGGCGCACGGTGGGCACGGCACGCCTCGGCTAACGCCTGCTCGTTTTGCCGGCTCATGGCCACCAGGGGCGCCGTCTACACCTCGGAAGCCTCGGCCACCAAAGTCACTGGGCGCGGCGCGAATCTGGAACGCTCCGACCGGCGCGCGATCGCGGCCGGGCAGATGAGCAGAGACGAAGCCCTGCAACGCCGCTCGGTGTACCGCTCGCAGCGTCTTGCGGCCAAAGCGGGCAAGAACGTGGGCGACAGCCGTATCGGCGCACAGCGCGGCGCTCGCGCCCTGGGCGAGAAGTACCACGATCGGTGCCACTGCATCGCGGTCATGGTGCGCCCCGGCGACTCCTACCAGCCACCGGCCTACGTCGAGCAATGGGAACGCGACTACCTCGACGCGGTGGATGCCACCCGCGCAGCCGGGCAGACCAAAGGCAAATACGGCGCCATCGACCTGACCGCCGTCATCCGCCACATGGACCACACTCACCACTAACCGGCGCCCGCGCGCGCCCCACGAACCCCCTTGGCCGAAACGGCCGAGGACAACCCGAAATGGGAGACAACCGCATGTCCGAAAACACCACCCTGCCCGTACACCCGATCACCGGACTACGGGCCATTGGATTCACCCGACGCGGCCCCGTGTGGCCGGTCATGGGCGCCTCCGAGCCGCCTGCTGAGGGAACCGAAACGGAACCCCAGGGCGGCGAGCAGCAACAGGAATCCGCCCAGGGGAACGAAACCGAGCCCCAGGACGGAGAACAGCAACAGCATTCCGGCGAGGGAACTGAAACGGAACCCCAAGGCGGAGAACCACAACAGCAGTCGGCAGTCTTGCCGGATGATCACCCGTTGGTTAAGACGTTGGAAGCCAACAAGAGTGAAATCCGTCAACTGAGGGCCAAGGTCCAACGCCTGGCCGAAGCTGAGGCCGAGGCGGCGCAAGTTCCTTCACGTGTGGCCGGTCTGCTCAAAGGGCATCTGGTGTCACTGCACCAGATTGACGGCGAAGACGCCGAGCTGTTCCTGACTGCCGATGAACCCGAATTGCTACTCAAGCAAGTTGCTCGCCTGCTTAGCCGTGAAGGCAAACAGGGCCGATCCAACCATGTGCCTGGCGAGGGCACCAACGGGCGCGTGAAGCCGAGCAGCATGCAGCAGTTCTTTGACGAGCTGTCCGGCCAAACAAGCTGACAACAAAGGAGATAAAGAAATGACCGTACAGAGTACTGACCTACTTCTGCCCACCGAGATTGCCAATGGCATTGTGGAGAAGGCTAAGACCAGCTCCACCATCGTGGCGCTCTCGGCGCAGGAGGCGCAGCGGTTCGGGAAGGTCGAAATCATCACGTTCGATGACGACCTGACGGCCGAGTTCGTGGAGGAGTCGGGGGCCAAGGGGTCCGATGAGGCCAAGCCCGATCACGTGACCGCCTTGCCGCACAAGGCGGTCGTTCAGATGCGGACCTCGGACGAATTCAAATGGGCCGATGAGGATTACAAGCTGGACATCTTCAAGAAGTACGAGGAGAAGTGCGCCCGAGCCCTGGCCCGTGCCTTGGACCTGGGCCTGTATTACCGCATCAACCCGCGCACCGGCAACGCCCTCACCGCGTGGACCAACTACCTGAACGCCACCACCAAGCGCGTGGAGATCACCGCGACCTCTCAGCCCGATCTGGATTTCGAGGCTGCTGCTGGTCTGGTTATCGAGGACGGCTACAGCGTCAACGGGGTTGCCTTCGATCCCAAGTACGCGTGGAAGCTGGCCACCGCGCGATACCCCGACGGTCGAAAGAAGTACCCTGAACTCGGGCTCGGCGAGGGTATTTCGTCGTTCGAGGGCGTGCCCGCGGCGGTGTCGTCCACCGTCTCAGGTAAGGCCAAGGACGGCGACGCCACCGACAACCTGGTACGCGGCATCCTGGGCAACTTCCGCAGCGGTATCCGGTGGGGTGTCCAGCGTGAATTCCCCTTCAAGATCCTCGAATACGGCGACCCGGACAACAAGGGCCGCGACCTGGCGGGCCACAACGAAATCCTGCTGCGCACGGAAATCATCTACGGCTGGTACGTATTCGCTGACGAGTTCGCTGTCATTGAAGATGCGGTGACCCCGTAATGCCGAGGTTCCGCAACACGGTGAGCGGGTCCGTCGTCAACATTGACGACGGGCTCGCTACCCGCCTCGCCATCACCGAGAACCCGGCCTGGGAGCCCCTGGACGAACACGCCCGGCCGGTAGTGGAAGCACCGGACATTACGGGTGCCGAGGCGACCTCCTTGATCGACCTTGACCTGGTGGTGTCCTCGGAGACGTTTGCCGCCCTCGTCCCCGAGAGCACCGCCGCCGCGCCCGCCGAGCCCAAGGCGCCAGTCAAGGGCAAGCCTGCGCGCAAGCCGTCCCGTACCGATCCCGAGGGAGCCAAGGATGCCAGCGGTACAGATCACGACCTCTGATCTGGCGCCGTTCGCCACCATCCCCGAGGTGAAAGCGACGGCGATGATTGCCGACGCCATGGCCATGGCCTTGCTGATCGCGCCGTGTCTGGATGACCCGCAGCTGACCAACAAGAAAGCCGCAGCGGCCAAGGCGATCATTCGGGGTGCGATCCTGCGCTGGCATGAGGCCGGGTCGGGGGCTCTGTCACAAAAGCAGCAGAGCGCCGGGCCGTTCGCTCAGTCTGAAACCTACGACACCCGCCAGATACGGCGGGCCATGTATTGGCCCAGCGAAATTGAACAGCTGCAATCGATTTGCCGCGCCGACGATGACGCCTCGGGCGGTGCCTGGGGGTACGACGTGCTCGGCGCGTGCGGGCCGTCGCACTCCCCGGTGTGCACGCTGAACATGGGCGGCACTTACTGCTCATGCGGGGCCAATCTGACCGGCCACGAGCCGCTATGGGAGGCCACCAGCGATGACTAGCTTTCCGCTGCCCTTCAAATGCGAACAGCACGCGTACATCCCCGGCGCCGACAATAGCCACGGAAACCCCGATGCCCAGTGGGCCGAGCCGGTAGAGCGCGACTGCTTCTGGTGGGACCCGGATTCGACGGAAACACCGACGCCGCCGACCGCAGGAACACGCGCCCTGGCCGACCGCTACCTGGCCGTGGACGCCGCCGTGGCGGTCGATCACCGCGACAAATTCACCGTCAACGGCCAAGAGTTCACCGTCACCGGACTGGCCCAGGATTTCAACCATGGACCGTTCGGATTCTCCCCGGATCGTCTGGTCATCGAACTGAAATGGGTGGGGTGATATGGCCGTGAAGTACACCGTCAGCTCGGCGACGATCCGCAAAATGATGACCTCAGCCGGGGTGAAAGCCGAAGTGCACGAGCGGGGATTGCGGCTGGCGGCCAATGCTAACGAGGTACCCTCGACCACCTCTCCGGCGCATGACGGCCTGTACTACGAAGCGGTTGAAGCATCCGATGACAAACGCGCCCGTACCCGCGTGCAGACCACCGGCCCGCGCGCGGTCAACCATGAGGCCATCACCCAGGCGCTACTAAGGGCGGCATCCAGTGGCGATTGATCTAGTCGAGTTCCCCGACCTCACCGCCTTGGCTCGCGTCATCGCACTGCAAGAACTCGCCGCACGCGGGATCACGGGTATTGGCATCGGCTCGGGCGCAATCGGCGGCAAGCCACTGCCGCAGCGCTACATTCGGCTATACGCCCTGCCCGGCACCGAGCTATGCCGCCGCGTGCAGAGCGTCATGATTGTCGGCCAGGTATACGACACCAACGAAATCCGTGGGTTCGCTACAGCCTCCAAGCTCGGCGCGATCCTGCGCGCCGCCCCTGAAATCGAGCTCGCAGCAGCAGACAACCCGATCACCGAGCCATGCGAGCTGCACGGACCCTACCCATCCACCGATCCTGACCTACCGACGTATGCGCGGTATCAGGTCAATGTGCGCTGGACGGTCCAGTCCAGCATCACCGCATAACACACCAGTCCCAAGGTAAACCCTGTGCCGCAGTCGCGGACGGGGCAATTTGTCGTGCCCACTCGGGCGCACCCCAAGGAGGAAAGATAGTGGCGCACACCAATGTTCGAAATACCGGCGTCTGGGTCCCCAAGGGCACCGGAGGCGTATTCCGATACCCGCTGGGCACACCCCTGCCCACCGACCCGTGGAGCCCCCGGCCCGTCGTCCCCGGCTGGGACCCGCGCATGGGCGGCTGCGACGACACCGGCGTTACCTGGAATGTCAAGCGCGACAAGGACCCTAAGAAGGATTGGAACGGTGACAAGGTTCGCACCGTGCAGACCGGCAAGGACGACACCTGGAAACTCAAGTACATCGAGCCGAAAAACCCGCGCGTTATGGAAGAGTATTTCGGCAAGGCCAACGTCACTGTCACCGAGGCCACCACACAGCACGGAACACTGATCGCGGCTGTGTCCAATTCCGATGTCTTGCCGCACTTTTCGTACATCGTGGACGTGTTCGACGGCGCGGTGCGTAAGCGTCGCTGCATCCCTGATGCGCAGGTGGGCGAAAACGGTGACGAGCTGTGGCAGTCCAAGGACTGGACCGCGCTGGAGTTCACCTATGACCTGTTCCCGGATTTGGCGGGCAATACGTTCTACGACTACACCGAGTTGGACGACAAGCTGATCGAGGCCACCTATCTGGTGACGCTGGCCGGTTCGCCGACCGCTGGCGGCTTCGATTTCGTGGTGGCCGGGCAGCCCGCCGAAATCGCCTACAACACCACGGCGGCCGCGTTTCAAACGGCCGTGTCCGCGCTGCCGAACGTCAAGGCCGCAACGGTCACCGGCAGTGCTGGTGGCCCCTTCACGGTCAAGGTCACCACAGCCGGTGTGGCGCCGGTGTCTGTAGATGGCACGGACCTGACCGGCGGCACGGTGTCTGTCAGCATCGCGCCGTAGCTGCCCCCTCTGGACCCCACCGGCCGCCGTTTAACACCTTGGGCGGCGGCCGGTGGTCACAGGAAAAACCAAGGTGAGACAAGGTGATGTGACATGACAAAGAGCAAGAGACTCGGCCCGCTGGATGAGTCGGGGATGCACACCGTTATCGAGACCGACGAGGCAACCCCGGAGGCCGCCGAGGCCACGGACGGCCCGGCCAGTGATGAGCCGCAGAAGCCGCTGCCGGGTGATGCGGAGTACGACTGGTCGGCGCACTACGGTGAAGATGTCGAGTTGTACCGGCACACCTTCCGCGACGGAACGGTGGTGGCGCTGCGCCCATTCGGGTCAGTGTTCTCCAAGACGCTGCTGTGGAAGCTGCGTAACGCCGAGTCTGAGGCCGAGGTGCAGTTCACGGCCATCATGCGCGGCGGATGCCCTGCCGTTGATGTCGTGTTGGACCGGGTAGCTGCCGCAGCGCTCGACGCCGATGACTACGAGTACGACCCGATCGATGACCTGTTCGGGTCGTGGATGAAAGCGGGTACCAGCACCACCGAAGACGCCGATGATGGTCTGTCACTGGGAAAATCCGCGAGCTAGCCGACATCGTCTTTGAACATATCGACGCCATCGAGCGCGATCTGTTCTCAGATAATCGGGTATTTGAAGACCTCGGCTGGCGCGGCTTGTGGGCCTATGTCACCGCCGCGCCACCGGGGACCGCGATCCACCACGCCCGATCCGAGGGTATGTCGATCGAGGCCCAGCTCGGCGCCGAACTGCTCAACGAGCTTTCGGAACTGCATTGGCGTTACAACGCAGTGCATTTCGAGGGCGGATCAAAGATTGCGTTCCCAGAACGCTCGTCGTTGCGCGAGTTGATCTATGGCCGTGAGCCGGTTGAAGAGATCGATTACGACGCGCACATAGCCAACACCGAAGTGGACCCCAGGGTCCGCGCGATGCTGCAAGGAGGTTGATTCAGCCATGCCTGAGATAGAAACCCTCTGGATACCCCTTGCGGTCACGGGTAAGAACCTCAAACGCGACATGGAGCGCGAGGTCACCGGTGTCGGAACGCACGGCGGTAACAAGATCGCCAAAGAGATGGAGGACGCCACCGGCAAAGGCGCTAAACGTGCTGCGGCGCAGATCGACCGGAGCCTGGGCCGCAGCTTGGGCGAGCGGACCGGCGCCGCACTGGGTACCGCGCTCGGTGTGGGGCTGCGTCCGGTCGTCGGGACCGTGCAGCGCCTCGGCGGCGAGGCTGGCCGCCAGTGGGTACAGAAGTTCTCACAGCAGCTCGCCAACGCGAAAGTCAACGCCCCCAAGGTCAACGCAGCGATCAATGTCGATCTGCCGGGTAGCACCGGCGGGGGCGGGGGCAGTGGGCTCGCGGCGGCGGGCATGCTGGGGGCCATCACCCGCGTCGCTGGCCCCGCCGCGATCGCACTCGGGGTCACCGGCTTGGCGTACAAAACACTGTCGGCCGGGTTCGACCGCGCGAAAAGCCTTGACGCCACCCGGTTTAAGTTGCAGGCGCTCGGCAATGACGCGGCGGCGGTCACCGCGATCATGAACGCCGCGCAGGGCTCGGTGAAGGGCACCGCGTTCTCGCTGGACGCGGCGGCCTCCACGGCGGCCACAGCGGTCGCAGCCGGGGTCAAGCCCGGCGAGGACCTGGCCAAGTACCTGGGCACGGTGGCCGACGCGGCGGCGATCGCGGGCGCCGACCTGGGCGATATGGGCCACATCTTCAACAAGGTGCAGACCTCGGGCAAGGCGATGACCGATGACCTGAACATGTTGGGCGATCGGGGATTGCCGATCTTCGCGTGGCTGCAAAAGGAATACAAGGTCACCGGCGCCGAGCTGTCCAAGATGGTGGAGAAGGGGCAAGTCGACGCCGCCACATTCCAGAAGGTCATCGCCGAGAACGTCGGTGGGGCGGCCAAGAAGATGGGCGGCACATTCGAGGGCTCGGTCAAGAACATGGGCGCCGCGCTCGGGCGCCTCGGGGAGGCGTTCATTTCCCCGTTCCTGGGCAGCGGCACCGACGCCCTCGGCCAAATCACAGTCGGCATTGACAAGGTGGCCGGGTTCATCAAGGAGCACCAGCCTGAAATCATCCGGTTCGCCGCCGCTGTCGGGACCGGGTTCACCTCCATGGCGGGCTCTATCGCGCGCGGTCTGGGCAACGGGCTGCGGTTCATCGCCCGCTTTGTGGACGGCATCAAAACCGCCTCCAGCGGCATTGGCGGGTTCTTCTCAGCCTTGGGCCTGACCGGCATCGGGGATGCGTTGCAGCGCTGGGGCTCTGATCGCAGCGTCAACGACTGGCTGCGTGATGCGGCCAAGTCCGTGGATGACTTCGGGAATCGGGCCACCGCCGCCTCCGACCGGATCGCCAAGTGGGGTGAGGACGCCGCCGAAACCACCAAGATCGTCAATGCTCTTGGGGCTGCGGTGCAGGAGGTGCCCGACACCCACGAAATCGTCCTGACGGACAACTCGCCCGAGCAGATCGCCAAGCTGAACGCTATCGGTTACACCGTCAAGACGATGCCGGACGGCAAGAACCTAGTTATCCGGGTCGATGACAGTGACGCCGCTGAACGCATGCGGGCGCTGCGCGCTGAACTTGAGGATTTGGTCAGCCACCCCAAGACGGTCAAGGTCACCACCGAGTTCGCGCAGAACGCGGCCAGCGCCCAACCGGTTATCCCGACCACCTCGGCCCCGTCTGGGCCGTTCCCGTTCGCCACCAACCTGCTGCCACGCATGTTCGGGGCCATCGCCATGGCCTCTGGTGGGCTGCGGTTCATCAACAAACCGGCCTACGCCGACATCTACGCCGGGCGCGGGGCGGGCACGATTTTCGCCGAGCAAGAAACTGGCGGCGAGGCATACATTCCGCTGGCGCCGTCCAAGCGTTCCCGTAGCACCGCGATCCTGCGCGAGGTGATGCGGATATTCGGCATCAACAGCTTCGCGGGCGGCGGCATCAGTGTCGACGAACTCAAGGCCATGGCCAGCGGTATCGAGGGGCAAAGCTACGGCTGGGGTGCCCCGGCCGGGCCGAACTCAGATTGCTCGGGTACCCAATCGTGGCTCGCCAACATGATCAGCGGCGGCACCGGACGCTTCGCCACCGCCTCACAAGGCAGCGCGTTGGCAGCGCGCGGGTTTCAAATGGGAGACCCGCCACCGGGTATCGCCGCGTACTGGATCGGCTGGAAAAACGGCGGGCCGGGCGGCGGGCACACCGCGGGCACCATCGTTGACCCCGACGGCGGCAACGTCAACGTCGAGATGGGCGGCAAGCGCGGTAACGGGCAGTTCGGCGGCGGCGCGGCCGGTGCGCGTGACTTCCCGAGCCGGGCATGGATCGCGCTGGCCGCAGGCGATAACGGGCAAACCACCGGAGGCGGCGGCGCCTCCCCGTCCCAGGTCATGTCCGCGCAATCCTCGGTGCGCCGCACCAAGGCCGCCACAGCCGCAGCGCAGAAAGACCTGGATGACGCGAACGCCGAACTGAACTCGGCCCCCGATGACAAGAAACGCGCTGCCGCTGAGAAGAAACGCGACAACGCCCAACGGCGCCTGGATTCGGCCAAAGACCGCCAGGCCGTCGCCGAACAGCGCCTCTCTGAGGTCCTGGACAAGAAGGCCAAGGGCACCAACAAGGAGGTGGGCGATGCGGGTAGCGGCATGGGCCAAGGGCTCGGTGCGGGCATCATCTCTGGCCTATTCCAGGGACTCGGTATCGATGGCTCGGTGTTTTCCAACCCGATGGACTGGCCCAACGTCAAGTCCGGTATGGCGGCGCTGAACTGGGGTCTGAACTTCGCCCAAAAATGGGCCGGCGCAGGAGCCCAAGGCGGCGGTAGCGGCCAAATCCCGGGCGCGGGTGCCGAATTGAACTTCGGCGGCGAGGTCGCAGACGGCATGCTCGGCGGCCTGGGTCTGACCGCACCCAAGGAGCCCGCCCCGGCAGCCGCGCCCGCCCCGAGCGGCGGCGATACCTACAACCTGTCCGGTGTTTCACCAAAGGAGATCATGCCCAAACTCGAAGCGCGATCATTCGCGGCCAATCAGCGCCACCTGGGCACCAGGCGGCCATCATGAGCGCAAGTAAATGGCTCAAGTACGACCCGATCCTGGATCGCGCTGCGGAGCCGTCGTTTCAGACGTGGACCGCCGCCGACATGGGTCCGTACTACAAGCAGCTGCAATCGGATCAGACCAAACGGGTGTACGTGTCCCCGGACGGGCAGCGCATCTACAACCTGGCGGGAGCATTCAAAGGCAACCGGGGCGTGGTGCAGGCACCGGGCATGAAGGGCGCCACCGGCGTCTCATTCGATCAGCTGTACTCATCGGGGCCGTGGATGCTCGGCGAAGAGCCCGAGCGCACCGACTACCGCAAGAAGGTCTTGAACCTTGCGCTGCATTTCGCCCCGCACATCAACGCCGTGTCGAAACTGCGCTACCCGGACACCGGTATAGCGCTAGAACAGATTCAGGCCCAATGGTGGCGGGACTGGCCCGAAGACGTTGATCTGCCTATGGGTTTCATGGGCGAGTTCACCCGCTACGACGGCTGGCACTGGATACGGGTCCGCAACGGTGAACCCAATTTCGATACCGTCGAGATTGACCCGCGCGCGTACGGAAACTATTACGCCACAGCGTCCATGACGATTCACTGCCCGTTCCCGTTCTACTCCAAGCGGGCATTGACCCGCGAGTGGCGCAATGACGCGGCCAACGCCGTGATCAACGGGCGCAACCACGGCATATTGCGGCTACCCAACAAAGGCGACTACGAGCAATGGCCCAAGTTCATTGTCGAGGGTGCAGGGAAGGTGTCGATTCAGGACGGATTGACCGACCGCATGGTGGACATCGAAATCTTCCCCTCGGACGGCATGGTGCTCGTGGACACCGACCCGTCGGCGCGAACCCTTACCTCCGAACATGATCCGATCGACAACGCGTTGTGGAAACTGATCCGCAACAGCGACATCCTTGACTTCATCCTCGGGGACATCACCAACGCCCGTGCCGGTGTCCCGATCGGGCGCCGCGTGCCGGGCGGGGTCGGGTTCATGTCCCCGATTCCCTCCGAAACGATGGCCAATATCAAAGTGACGCACACCAATCCGGCAGGCAAGATCACCATGGTCATGTCGCAGTGGTACCGGCGCGGGGTGGGCTGATGTCCGACTCATGGCTTGACGTATGGGCCGCCAATGCAAAGGTTCGGCGCGTCATCACCGCGCCCACCGATCCGATCACCAAGTACCGGCTATTGGACGGGCGGCGCGAGATATGGCGCCGCGCAGCCAAACAGCCGCCACTGCTGCGGGTCCTGGACAAGCAGCTCAAGTATCTGGGCACGCTGCGCGGCCAGGTCCGTGAAGGCGATTGGGAACGGCTCAGTGATGACACCGGTGTCGGCAAGATACGGGTACGCCGCGATGACTGGCTGGCCGACCTCATGGCCCGTGGCACCCGCTACACCGAGGACCTGCACCTGGCGATCGACCTCAACCCCAACATCCGGTCCTGGAGAACTCGTATCGGCTTCCGGATTCAATCGGTGGTCGCGGTCAAAGATGAGGACGGCACCCACTGGGTTGACCTGGAACTGATTTCGCTGCGCGAGCACGCCAAACACATCGCCCTCATTCCGACACCCATCTCAGCCCCAGAGTTTCAGCCCCTCAAGGCGTGGGTGTGGTTGCAGAACTTCCGCTCGGGCATGGCGTTCACCACGTTCTTGAACCTGCTGCGCACGTTCTGGCCGTTCCTGGCGCTGCCGACCTCATGGGCCGACCCGGTGCACTGGCTGACCACCCGCGCCGGGAACCTCTCACCGCTGCATTGGCCGATCCAAGTCCAATTCGTCAACCCGGTCCTGGACACCTCGCGCATTGTGCCGATCGCCGCGAAAGCGCAAATGCTGCACGATATTCACGCCCCGCTCGGCGAAGACACCGGCGTGGTCTTGATGGACTATCTATGGCTAGAAGAGGACGACACCAGCCCGCACCCCGAACTCGCCGCACTCGTGGGCGAGAAACTGGCCCGGCCCACCCGCAACTGCATCGTGCTCGCCTTTGAGCAGAAGGACGGGATTGTCGGCCCCACCGGAACGGCATTCGACGGCGCTCTGAACGCTGTCGGCGCCATCCTGGATGACACCATCACCGAGGTCATCTTGCCCCTCGACCAGGACGGCGACGGCCTGACCGATCCGTTCTTTCGGCGCCTGCTCGGCGTGGCACCCGAGAAACCCTCGCTGGTATGGCGCGAGTGCAAGCACTCGGGCATCATCACCAGCGCCCACCGCATGCAGCGCGGCACCGCCCGCACCGTCTGGACCGGATCTCACAGCCCCACAATCCTCAACCAGGCCATCACGTTCGGAATCCGTTACGCCCTAGCGCAATTGGAGCAGGTGATCCCCTATCCGGGCTCGGCGTATCAACAGCCGGGCACCTCCGGGTTGGACAACATCTACCAAGGCCAGCTAGACGACATCTTCTTCGCCTGGCAAAAATGGACGAATCCTAAAGTGGCGCTGTGGCTTAACGACTACGCCCTGATCGATCACGTCGAGCCCGGCAACGGTATCGCCTGGGTGGTCTCCAGTGCGTTGACGATCCGCCAAGGCATGAGCAAGACCATGCCCAAGGTCGCGTTCACCATGACCACCCGCGACGGACACCCCCACGTGTACGGATTCGACTACCTGGTGGGCGATCGCGGCATGTGGGAAGTCGATTCCATCTACTACGTCAACAACATTCGCGGCATGAAATGGTCCGTGACCGACAAGACCCCGATGACACAAACCCTCACCATCGGCAAGGCCCGCGACCATGACCCATTCGAGGCGGGCATGAAAGCACTCGCGGACGGCTGGAACGCCATCGGCTCACTCATCGGCGGCGCCGCGATCGCGGCCTAACCCACCACATCCAACACCCACCCCCGGCGCCAGCTGCGGGGTCATTCGTCATACCCCAAAGGAGGGACACATGCAGTGTTGGCAAAACGCCGGCGCATGCCACAAACAGCCTGTCACCAGGGGCTCCGCGAAAACTCAGCTAAGGCCCCGGACCTGGGCGGGACATGCGTATGGTCGCAAGGAACGCATGGACGGTAACGCGGCATGAGCGAACCCAAGCCCAAGGACCCTAAGGCGCGTGAACTGCTCGACGCCGCCGCCCGCATCACCGACGCGCTGGCGTTCGCGCGCGGCCCACGCGGTGAGGTGCTGTACCTGACCGACGACCAGCGGGTCTGCTTCGCGTTCCACCTGGCCCGCACCGGGGGCGATATCTACCCGGACAAGGCGATCATCAAGCGCCGCGCCCTGCCCGATCGTCCGGGACAGCTCACGGGAGTTATCGACTGGGTGCCCCTCGATTGGGAAGAGGACCCCGATGCCCCCGAACCCATCTCAGCGGTCGGGCCGGTCCCGGTGCCGCCCGAGCTGCCCGATTTCGACGCCATGACGCCATGGCACACCAACACACGTATTGAAGGAGATTGGACGTGACCACACCGCTGCCCGGCGCCCCGATACACCTCATGGATTGGCTCAACACCATGCACGTGTTCGGTGTCGTCTCCGACGGCGAGGTGCCCGGCCTGCGCACCTGCACATTCGAGGGCGTCAACGACGACATCGTGGCCACCGTCCCCGTCCTCAAAGGTGACAAGGGCGAAGACGGCTTGCCGTCGCCGGTCGTGGATCTGCATATCGATCCCACCATCACCACCCCCACGCAGCTACCCACCGATCTTGGCCTGGCTGATAAGGGGAAAACGTGGTGGATTGGGGATCTGCTCTATGTGTGGATGGGTACCGAATACATCACGCGCCCAGCCGGATACGCCGGACGGCCCGGCCCCACGCCCAAGATGTCGTTCAGTATCGAACTGATCGCGCCAGGTGAAACCAGCGTCGTGATTCCCTCGGGCACCGACCAGAACCCGCACCTGCATTTCAAGATCGCAGCCCCGCGCGGTATCCCTGGACCTGCCGCCGCGATCCGGGACGCGCTGGACTACAACAACATTCTGCCGCCCACGGACGGGCAGGTCCCGACCTGGGACAGTCAGCAAGGCAAGTGGAAGCCCGAGAGTTTCGTCGGCAAGCGTAGCGGCGCATTCTCGATCCCCGAGGCGGCGTTCACCAACGTCACGAACATCATCAACGGGCGCATCACTATCCTGTCGTATCAGCTGCCGGTGCAAGACTTTCCGGTCAAGGTCGCTGCGTCAGGTCATTTCAAGGCGTTCGGTATCGACCTGAACATCTTGGACCCCTTCAAGATTGGTGCCGAGGTGCGTCTCGGTGACCCCATGAATGGGCAGATCATCGGGCGCGGCAAGGGCACCGTGGCCCAGGAAACCACCGTGACCCCGCACTACTCCACCCCCGGTGAGCCCACGGTGGCCATGACGATGGACAACGAGATAGCCCTGATCAACGCCGGGCAGCAGGCCACCTTGACCGCGAACCTGGTCAACGACGGCCTGATCGGCATGTACGCGTTCAACCGCCAGGACGCCCAACTGTTCGTGCAGTGGTGGGAAGTCTGATGGCCTACACACGCGAGCTGAAAACGGTGGTGCCCGTGCTGGCGGCCGAGCACACACCGGCCGATGACGAGACGCTGGTGTGGCTGGTGCGTGAGAGTTTCGAACGTGAAGCCGCTAGTGAGCATCTGACGCTCACGGATTGGTGCGACTGCGGAGACCTGGACCCCGCCGAGGTGTCACCGCAGACCGAACGCGAGGTGTTGAAACGCCCGGCCACCGATTACCGCTGGCGCATGTTCACCGGCACCGCAACGAGGTTGGTCAATGCCAGCATCGATTGACCTAGGGTCGTACCCGGCGATCACCCACCATCCGGCCCAGCGCCTTGACCCCACGCTGCCCCGGCTGCCGCAGTTCGACCCGCAGCAAGTCTTTGAGCAGTGGGCGCAACTGCTCAAGCAGATGACCGGGATCGACCTGTCTAGCCCAGAAGCGTTGTTTACCAGCATCATTGGCAAACTTCAGGAAATTCTCGGGCCGATCTTCGGGGGTATCAATCTCACGGGCGGGCTCACCCCGGAACAAATATGGGCCGCGACGATCGCGAACCCGATCAAGTCGTTGACCGGCGTTGATCTGTCCTCGCCTGCGGCGCTGGTGGCCTCCATCATTCACCTGCTCACGGGCGGCAACAAGTTCCCTGGCGTGCTGGCTATCTCGCGTATCGCCAACGTGATTCAGGACCTGCTCGATGGCGCAGGGGACTTCCTGACCGCCGACAGCGTGACCGATAACCCGTACTACGACTGGGATTCAGTGATGCCCGGTTTCGTCTCGGGCGGGTCGATCCGGGCGACCGCGAACGGCACGCAACAGGTGATGCGTTCGGAGCCTTTCGAAGTGTTCGGCGGCCAAACGCTGGAGCTGCGGTCAGCGGCGCAATGGACAGGGGCTAGCGCTACTGCGGGATCGAACCCGGTCAAGGTCGGGTTCACCCCGTTCGACGCGGCGGGCAATCCGCTGGCCGACGTCATTCGCGGCACGCTGCAACCCTCCGGTGATCACGGCTGGCAATGGGTTCCGGTTCAAGAGAAATGGCCGGTACCTGCTGGCGTCAAGTACGTCTCGCAGCTGCTCATGCTCGATAGCGGCGCGACTGCGGGCACGTTCTGGTTCTCCAACGCCTCGGCGTGGGCGTCCAACCTGCTGGACCTTCGGTTGGTCAAAGACCTGCGCGAAATGGTCGATGCTGTTGGGGGAGCGGTCAATTCCGGCGTACACGACATTGAAGAGCGCTTGCAGGCGATCACCGCTGACGGCAAGATCACCGCGACCGAGATTGTCGGCCTGATTCAGCAGGCCCAAGTCTCGGGTCTGGTGATCATCCAAACGGTTCTCAATCAGATCCGCGACGTTGTCAACGGCAACGTGGTCACGCCCATCAACAATATCGTGCAGGACTTCATCGCCTGGTTCGGCTTGAATCAGAACAAGACTCAGAAGCTCACCAGCGGTGGCCACTTGAGCACATCCGATGTCGTCGGCACGTTCGACATGAGCCGGGTCAACGATCTTGTCGATAACCTCGGCAACATCCTGTCCGGGGTCAAGGACGGCGCCGACGGCGTGGGCACCGGCACCACGGGCGCCATTGGGGACCGCATCAATCAGGCCAAGGACTCGCTACTGGCGCTGCTGGGCCTGTCGCAAGACGCCCTCAAAAGCGCTATCGCCGCACAGACCACGCTGCAAGAGCAGGAGACCGAGCAGAACACCGGCGACGGCAATAGCTACAGTTTCGTGTTCTCCGGGGCAGACGGCGCCGCACTGAATGCGACCGATTGGACCACCGGCCCCAACCCCGGCGATATCACCATCAGGGGCGACTCGGGATATGCGGGCGTCAAGAACGGCAACCCTGACGGGTACTACTTCGCCAGCCCCAACTACACCTATGCCACCGATGGACAGTCGGCCTCATTCGTGCTCGGCAACACCCAAAACGGAAACTACTACTCCGGGGTGTTCATTCGCTGCAACGCCGATCGCACCACGGGCGCCTACTGCCTGGCCAAAGAGGGCGAGGTCCGCGTCGGCAAGTTCACCCGCTCGGGCACCAGCTGGACGTTCGCCACACCGATGACCTTTCAAGGCGGGCTATCCTCGGTCAAACAGGGCGCACGCATCGAAATCCGTTGCAGCGGCACCAACTTCTTTGTCCGCGTGAACGGCAAGCCGGTCACCTCAGCGACCGATGTCTCAGGCGCCATCGCCGCCGGGCCGGACTATCGATACGCCATGTTCTGTGTTCAGCGGGCAACGTCGTGGTTCACCTACGACTCCTACCGCATCGCAGCATTCGCCATGTCCGATTACAGCCCCTCGGGAGGTAGTGCCACCTTGTCGAACGCGTGGAGCCTAACCCGCTCGTCCACATCGGGTTTCACCTACACCGACCCCATCACCTCAGCGGGCCTGCTACCGGCGTCGTTTTTCACCTTCACCGACTACGCCAATGGCGCCACCATCACCGACCTTGGCCGGGGCGCGGTGACCGTGGACCAAGCCGGGCTCTACAAGCTGGCCACCACGTGTCGCCCCTACTCGGCCAAAGGTCCGGTCACCCCGCATTGGTGCCTGTACCGCAACGACGTTCAGGTCACCGGCGCCATCGGCCCCGGCGCCGAATTCGAAATCCTGCTCAACGCGGGCGACAAGATTCAACCCGCCCTGATCGTCGTCGACTACGACGTGCGCTCCAACGGCTCCACCGGCTCGGAAACCATCGTCTCGCGCACCATCACCCAAGTGTTCGGCGTGGCCTCCTTCACCGGCCGAAAACTCATCTAACACCCGACACCACAGGAGAACTCACCCATGATCACACCGCAAGCACCCACCCCAGAGGACACCGAAGCTCTGATAGACCCCCCGGCGCCCTCACCCACCCCGGACCCACCCACGCCGCAACAGCCGCAGGAACCGCCCACAGCGCCGCAACCGCAGACGGTGCAAACACCCGAGCCGGGCACCACATTCACCATGCCCGAGCTACCCGGAATCACCTTCACGGCAATCCGCGGTGGCCTCAACGACGAAGGTAAAACCAACCCCGCCAACTGGATTGCAATCACCGGCACCGACGACGACGGAAACATGGTCTTCCGGGCGGGGTTCGCAGGCCCCTAAATGCCCTGGTCTACAGACCCGAGCATCGCCCCTGGCCGCTCGGGCGGTAAGTGGTACCCGAACCCGCACGTACCGGCACCGGCGCCAACTGGCCGGTGGCACGCGGTAATCGGACTCGATAGCGCACTGGCGGTGATGTGCGTCGGGCACGTCGAGCTAACGGCCCTGCAAGCCCTCGGCGTGGTGCTGTCGGTGCACGCCGATCGCGCGCTGGCATTGACGGCGGTCTACCAGCTGGCGACTCAGCGGCCCGTGTTGGTGACCCGCGATCTGCAACTACAGGCCACGTTCCAACAGGACCTCGCCCTGGCGCTGACCATGGAGCGGGCACTATTCCTGGCCAAAGTGATCGGCGCGGACCTCAGTAGCGCACTGGAGATGACCGGCACGATCGGCTTGCAACGCGTGGCCGCGATCGATCTGACGCGCAACCTGACCGCGCCCCGCTCGATCAGTTTCGACAAGCTGCTGCCCGTTGGGCTCACACGCACCGTGGCGATGTCCTCGGCCCTGGTGACCGAACGCGTCGCCAAGATCGACGCCGCCCTGTCGGTAACCATGACGCGGGCATGCAGCCTCGGTTATCCGCCAGGGGGGCTGCCCACGCTGGCCACCTACACCACAGCCGGGGCGTTCACCCACAACATCGTCCGCAACGCCGACTACATGGACTGCGTTGGATGCGGCGCCGGGGGCGGCGGGGGCGGCGGTGACGGCGGTCTAGGCAGCACAGGACAAGGCGGACGCAAGGGCGCTTGGAACAACGCCACCGTAGCCCGCAACGTCGATCTGCCTGGATCGGCGCTGACAATCACCGGCACCGTGGGCGCGCCGGGAACTGCGGGCGCCAAAGAGAAAGACGGCGGTTCGGGCGGTGACACCACGTTCTTGGTCAACGGAATCACCACTACATGTGCCGGTGGGGCAGGCGGTAAAGGCGCCTACGCGGGAAACGGACTCAACCAGCCCGGCGAGGCTGCGGGCAACACCACCGTCAACGGACAGCCCTACAGCGGCGGCGCACAAGCGGGCACCAACACCAACGGCAACTCACCCGGCGGCGGCGGTGGCCCCGGCTCGGGCGGCGCGTTCGGTATCGCCAACCCCGGACGCGTCGGCGGAACCGGCATAGCACATATCCGGTCGTATCAATAGAAAGGGAAACCCACTATGGCATGGGGAATTTCGGCCTACCTGGCGAACAAACTGCTCGATCACATCTGCCGCAACGTGGCCTACACGCCACCGGCGACGGTGTACGCCAAGATGCACACCGGCGATCCCGGCGCGGCGGGAACGGCGAACGCGTCCTCGGTGCCCACCCGGTACGCCTGCGCATTCAACGCGGCGGCATCCGGGTCAATCACCCAATCCAATACCCCCGAACACACCCTCGGGGCTACGGAAACCATTGCGGGCGTGTCATTCTGGGATACCCCCGGACCTACGGGTGGCAACTTTCTGTGGTCTTCGCAAGCGACCGCGAGCAAGTCGGGGGCTAGCGGAGACATCATCCGCATCAACAGTGACTCACTGACCCTCGCACCGTTGGCCACGACATGATGCGTCGCCAGCTGCTCGGCGTGGGCGCCCTGTGCCTTGCCTTGTTCGCCGCCGCGTTCCGCCTCGGCTGGTGGGCCTCCGACCAGCTGTCCTCCTACGCCCAAGAGATCGACCCCCGCATTGAAAGGTTGTACACCCGATGAAATGGCCACGTAAACAAGCTGATTGGCTCATCAACTACATCGCTGACCGGTTCTACGACCGACTGCGCGACCGCCTCCTGGAGGACCTGGCACCTTGGGCCGGCAAGGGCCTGCGCGGCGATACCTACAACCTGTCCGTCAAGACGCTGCACGATTTCCTCGGGGGGCCGCAGTGAAGTACTGGCCCCTGGATGCTGGCCGCATCGTCACCTCACCGTTCGGCCCCCGCGACGGCGGCATGCACACCGGGACAGACTTCGGGTTCGTCGGCGGTTCCGGTGGCCGTGCGGTGTACGCCGTGCAGTCGGGCACGGTGATCTATGCCGGTGCCGCCCGAGGCTACGGCGGGCCTGACCCGGCGGGCTGGCTGGTCATCGATTCCGATGACCAGCAAGGCGGCGGCGTATTCGAGTACGGGCACATAGTGCGCGAGGTCGGCGCAGGGGCGAAAGTCGTAGCCGGGCAGCGCATTGGCCGGATCAACCCTGACTCATCCACCAACGGCGGTGTGGCCCCGCACCTGCACCTGTCCTACATGCCCCGTGAGTACAACCCCGCCCGCAAGCAAGACCCCTTACCCGTCCTGGCCGGTGCCGCCGAGCCCGGCCAGCCCACCCAACCATCAGGAGGCAACGCGGTGACCATCTTCGGAATCGACATCAGCAACAACAACGGAGTTGTCGATATCGACCAAGTGAAAGCCGAGGGATTCCAATTCGTTTGGGCCAAGGTCTCCGAGGGCGCCACCTTCCGGGACGCGTTCTGGCCACGTACCCGCGATTGGTGCCGCCGCGTCGGCCTGGCGCTCGCCGGATACCACTACATCCGCGAGGGTGACGCGAATGCCCAGGCTGACAACTTCGTGGCACAGCTTGGAGACAAGTCCATCCCGGCGATGCTCGATTTCGAGGACGGCTCGGGCGGTATCGACAACTTCTGGGCCGTCAAGAACGCCATTGAGGCACGCGGGGTCCGCGTGGCTCTGTCGTACATCCCGCGCTGGTACTGGGAGAAAATCGGCAAGCCCGACCTGTCCGGGGTGCCGGGCCTCATTCAGTCGTCGTACGTCAACGGCACCGCCTACGCCTCGGTGCTCTACCCCGGCGACGACAGCCCACGGTGGGCCGCGTTCGGCGGCAAGACACCCGACATTTTGCAGTTCACCGACAAGGCGCTGGTCGCAGGTAAGAGTCTGGACGCTAACGCATTCCGTGGAACGCTGGCTCAGCTCAACGCGCTACTGGGAGCCCGGCCCGAAACGCCGGGCGCCCCGGACTATGAACGCGAGATTTGGGACCAGCTGCGCTTGCGCTGGGAAATGCTCGGCTGGCAGACCCTCATCGAGGCATTCGCGGAGGTCCGCGACAAGGCGCTGGGTACCAGCGACCACGGCAAAACCGGAGTGCGGCCATGACCCGGCATGCGCTGCTGTGTTTCCGGGGCACCGGGGGCGAATGGGGCCTGGACTACACATCACGCGTCGCTCAAGCCTGCTCGGCGCTCGTGGAAGAGATCGATGTCGATGCCCCCGCGACCATGGGTGCCGCGCCCGTGGGAGCTGCCACAGACCCCCTGGCGCCCAGCGGATTCGAATGCGTACACGCCATGGTCGAATGGGCCGTCGCATGGGTGCGGAACAACCCCACCCGGACCTTTGGCGTCGCCGCCTACAGCCTCGGCGCGATCGGGGCCGTGGTCTTCGCCCAAGAGTTCAGGCCGGGCGGGCGGCTGCAACGCTACCGGCCAAATTTCCTGTTCGGTGTCACGTTCGGCAACCCGGCCCGCTCCCGTGGCCACACGTTCTACATGGGCGAAGACCCAGGCGGGGAAGGCATCTCCGATATCCGGCTACCCGAAGGCATGTTCGGCGCCGAATGGGCCGACCTCGTGCAGACCGGCGACCTCTACGGCAACGTGCTCGGAAATCCGTTGGTGGTCAAGGTGTGCCGTGACGCCTACGCGCTCGTGATGACCCAGCAGCTCCACGACCCGCTGCGGCTCGTATTCGACATGCTGCCCCTGATCCTGCGGATCGTGGCCGATTCGGTGAACATGCCCCTGTCCATCCCCGGCACCATCACCTCAGGATTCCTGGGCCTAATCGCCGCGTTCCTGCCGTATCTGCCGGTGGACAACGACAAGACCGCCGCAGCGATCGGGGCCGCAGTACAGGGCATCGGGTTCGCCCTCGCGCAACCTCCGACCGCGCCGCACATCACCTACGAGTTCGCCGAAGTATGGCCCGGAATGACCTACTTCGATTTGGCTGTGCAACACGTAAACGACTGGGCGGCACGCACTCCCGCGTCCGCTTAATCAACGCATCACAACTGAAAGGATCACAATGCCCAACCCCGTACCCCAAAACGACACCACACGATTGGTGGTCTACGCGGCGATGTTCATCACCGTTTTCGCCGGGACCGTTGCGCTGGTAGCCTCTGGCAAGATGGACGCAGCCAATGGGCTGCAATGGGTGATTTCCATTGCCGGACTTGTGGGTTCGGGCCTCCCGGGGCTCAAACTCGCCCAAGACATCCGTGGCAACGGCTCGGACGGGTCGGCCGAGTGAGCCCTGATCAAATTCAGGCCATCGGCGGGGCCGTAGCCGCGATCCTCACCGCATGGCAGGTTTTGACATCACGGAAGGTGCGTGACCTCGAAAACCGGTTAAGGGCAGTTGAATTGGAGCGAGATACCTTCCGAACAAAATTCAGGGCTGCCACGCGGCATATCCGCGAGTGGATGGGGTGGGCCATGCGCCACGCACCGGGGCATGTCCCACCCCTCTTGCCTGCCGAACTGCGCGACGATATCTAGTTCAGCGACGACAAAACCGCCCCACTCCTAGACTCGGGTGGGGCGGTTTTGTCGTCGTGGCTGACTCGGGGCGTCCGCAGGCTAGTTCGATGTTTGCTTAACGGAGTAGTTGAACTTGATGTCTTTCCCCTCGACTGAGGTAGTCGTCACCACTACGTCGTAGTGGATGCCCTCATCGTCTATCACTGTGCACTTTTGCGTTGCGCCCAACTTGCCGTCCAAAGGCCCTTGGCATTCAACCTTCTGTAGCTCGATTTTCTGCTTCTCTTTGGCAGCGTCTTTTAGGCCCTGTTGCAGGCCCTCGGTAGAGATTTGGTGCGCCGTCTCGAAGTGAGTCACATGGCAACCCGAGAGGGATAGCGCCAGCGCTGATCCGACCAGGAGGCCAACCTTTGCGTTCACCACTATGCGGGCTTATTGACGGGCTCAGCCTTGTACTTGAACTTGATGTCATCGCCATTCACGGATGTTGTGGTGACCACCACGGCGTACTTGGTTCCCTCATCATCCACAACAGTGCACTTTTGCGTGGCGTCGACCTTGCCGTCTAGTGGACCTTCGCACTCGGCGCTCTTCAGGTCGAAGTGCTGCCTCTCCTTGACGGCGTCCTTTAGCCCCTGCTCCAGGTTCTCTTTGGAGATCCGTTTGTAGTTGCCGACGTCCACTGCTACATGGCAGCCTGAGAGTGCGGCCATAGACAGCAGGGCCGAACCAATCATCAAGCTAGCCTTCATCTTCCACCACTTTCAGATTCTGTAGGAACGAAACGAATTCGGGCTTTACCTGATCATACTGGGCGGTGGGAGCACTGAATAGTAGCTCCAACATGAATGACTGCCCGTCAGCTGTGCCGGTAGTCGAATAGAGGCGGTCACCCTTCACGTGGGTATCGCCCTCGGTGAACTCTAGTTCTAGTCCGTACTGGCGTACTGGTTGGTATGAGATGTAGCCGCCACGGGTGATCTTGGCGTTCAGCCTTTCCGCGTCCTCCTGTGCGTATTTCTGTACATCAACGGTCGGCCAGTTAATGAATCGCTCTCTAACGACGATTCTCCCAGACGGTGCCGCAGGCTCCCGAACGTAGACCACAAGAGCGTGAGGGTCAGAGGCGGCGTCTGGCGGTATGGGGGTCCAACCTTCGGGACCGTCACCGCCGACGTTAACCCTGTACTTAGGCACGTCAGCTATTGACCCATTGCCAGAGCTTGCTAAGTTCGCTGCCGAATTCCTTTGGATCGACAGTTATTTCGAATCCGGGCTTGGCGCCAATGCCGTAGGCGAAACCCCAGCTGCCCCCGATCTTCCATTTATGGTCCGGGGTCTCGGCGAAGGTGAGGTGTGCCCCGGCACCTGCTCCAGCCCATTCCTCTACTGAGCCTTTGATTTGGAGTCCGTGACCTTCGTAGTCGAGGTGCTGGCCCCCTCCGATTCCAACGAAGCCGCCCCCGCCTATCTGGACCCCATTCTCCGCTACACCCTTACCGTTGGTGTATTCCTCAGCGCCGAGCCTTCCGGCTATCCCGGCCTCTACCTTCCCGCCATCGCCAAGGTCCCAGTGGATATTGCCTTTATTGTCGATCAGGTATGCGCCAGCGTGTTGCTTTCCGGAGACCGCATCCTTTTTCACTTCCCCTTCGGCACCGGCTTTCGCTTCCAGCTGCTTGGAATTCAGCTCCCAATCCCCACCGAATGCGTGCCCCTTGCGGCCCCATTCGTTTACTTCGCCGCCCAGCTCGCCGGTCTCCCCTTTGGCGATAGTGGGGCCTTTGCCGTCACCGATCTTGGTCTGATCGCCGAATCTTCCGCCGACAGTAGTCCCCGTGGGAGTGGTGTTTTTGCCCTCGGGGGACTTGTCAACACCCTTCCCGGCCTGGGTACCGAACTCCTTGTCCTTCTTGAGCAATTCTTGCTCTGGGATCGGAATGTCCGGCTTGCCTAACTTGTCCTTGAGTGGCACCCCAGGCTGATCCTGCGTCTGGGGCAGTCGGCTCAGGGTGTCAGTGAGGCTCCCGGCGCCAGCAGGCGTGGTTGCAGCGGGATCGCCCGCCAGGAGCTTCTGAATTTCGTTGGGGGCAAACGCTTGTGGGTTTGTCGCCGCTACTGCGCTGCGTACAGCTGTATGGCCATTCGCGCCGACCGCGCTTAGGTTGATCGCGCCCGTGATCTGCGCCTCGGCGCTATGTATCTTGTCGGCAACGCCCTGTGACGCCGAAAACCAGCTATCTACAGAGCTTTTGAGTTCGCTAGCAGCGGCGGCAATGGTCTTGGTGTTGGCGTCTGCTTGCTCATCGTTCATGCCATCTGGCGGCGTGTAGGTCACCGTGTAGTCCTGGTTGACCGTGGCGCCGTCAATGCGTCGGATGTTATCGACGATGTTGTGTCCATTGGTCAGCGGTGGGACTACCCCGTAGGTGACGGCGGCGGTCACCTCGGATACCAGGCCCTCCACTGTGTCGTGAATGGAAGTCACGGCCTTTGCGTCTTCGCCCGCTTTGTCCTGGGCGGCGTTGGCTGTCTTGCCCCACCAATCGGTCCCACCGGGCGCGTACACGCCCGATTTGTACTCGGTGAAGTCAGACACCAGCGACTGCATCTCGGCGCCCCAGCCGGGCACGTGCTCCAAGTAGGAGTTGGGGTCGATCGCCATGAACTCATCTAGCGGGGGAAGAGGCATGGTCGCTCACCCCTGCCGATAGATGCTGGGTGTGTTCTTGAAGACCGCTTCCAGCTCACTTGAATGCTGGACGAAATCCTGGTGCGCTTCGCTGATCAGTTCCCCGATAACCCGTAACCGCCGTGAGGCAACCCGCTGCACGTTGGGGATCGTTTTGGTGGTCATTGACTGGATCGCCACCAGGGCCGGGTCCGCACCCTTGGTGGCACTCCCGCCAGCTGAAATTCTGCCGTCAATACGGTCAGCTATCGCGCTGAGCTGCGGACTCAGCTTTCCCAATGCCTCAAGATCGGCCTTCAGAATGTCATCCACGACCCGTTTGCCTCCCCGCCGATAGCTAACCCGATGGAGACAAGCTACAACGAACGTAGTGGAGCGTGCACGGCTATCCGCGGTAGCCAGCCCCGGCCGCTTTTGGCCGGCAAGCGGTCCTCGCTGGTCGGGGCCGGGCCGCGCCGACGTGCGCTGGCTGCTAATGAGCAGGTCAGCGGTCCGATTCCGCTAGGTGGCTCGTCGTTACGCCGCGTCGCTGTCCGCCAACATGAAGGACGGCACCAGCGCCGAGCTGGTGGGCAGTCGTAGACGTTCGATGCCCTCTGCCCGCCGCGCGTTCTTGACCTGGGTATAGATCTGGGTCGATTGCATGCTGGCGTGCCGTAGTAGCTCCTGGGCGGTGCGCAGGTCTACGCCTTCCTCGATTAGCGCAGTGCCGTACCAGTGGCGCAGGCGGTGGCCAGCACCCGCGACACCCGCGCGGTCGAACACCTTGCCAAGGGTGTGGCTGACCGATTCGCGGCGCACGTGGCCACCCTTCTTGCTCGGAAACCAGTACCCCTTGCGTGGCATCTGGTAGGCGATTTCAACCACCAGCGGATGTAGCGGCATCACCTTCGCCACCCCGCCCTTGCCAGTCACCTCGACCGTGCGCGCGATCAAGTCGAAATGCTCGCCCTTGACCTTGGCGATTTCATGCACCCGGAAGCCTTGGAGTGTGGCTAGCAGCGCCATCGCGCGAGTTCGTTTCCACATCCGTACACGCAGGATGCGGCCAAGTTCTTCGTCGGTGACCGGTCGCGGCTCGCTCTTGGGACGGCGAGGCGAGGGGATATGAACCATCGGGTTGTCGAGACGGTGCCCCTGCGTCTGCAACCACGTGAACCACGCACGCAACGCGCTGTGGTATGTCCATCGGGTTCGCGGTGACCAGCCCTCGTCGCTGTCGGAGCCTTCGGCTAGCCATCTGACGATGTGCTCAAGCGTCGCGAGTTCTGGTGATACACCGCACCACTGGGCCATCCGACGCACGGTCCAAGCGCGCTCGGTGACAGTGCGAACCGACAACGATTGTGCGTATTGCCATGTCGCCCAAAGGTTTAGTAGTGCGCTGTGGTTTGAATGAAGGTTAAGCAT